CACGCCCACGTCCTCGGGCCCCAGACCAGAGGCATGGTAGACCTTGTCGGCCAGCACCCTGGTAGGGCCCTCGGCCAGAGCGGACTCCCCAGAGACGTATATAGGGGTGCCCGCGGCCCAGGCCGTAAGGTACACAGGCTTCGTGGTGTGCTGGCGGGCGTACCTCTCCGAGCACAGGATCACGGCGGAGCCGCCGTCGGTGGTGGGGCAGCACTGGTAGAGCGTGATGGGGTCGGCGATCATGCGCGAGCTCAGGACCTCTTCCAGGGTGAGCTCCTTCTGGTACTGGGCGTTGGGGTTCAGAACGCCATTGCGGTGGGCCTTCACAGAGACCCGCGCGAAGTGTTCTCTCTTCGTGCCGTAGAGGTGCATGTGGCGCTGGGCCATCATGGCGTAGAGGCCGGGCAGGAGGAACATGCCCATCTGCGTCTGGTAGCCGGCCTCGCCGCCGCCCCCCAGCATGCCCCGCCCCATCTTCTCCACGCCGATGACCATGCAGACATCGTACAGCCCGCCTCGGATGAGGTCGGCGGCCAGGAGGGCGCCCCGCGACGAACTGGCGCAGGCCAGCTCCACGTTCGTCACGGGGATGCCGTACTGGCCCAACTCCCCGAAGGTGCGCATCCCGCCGCCCACCGCGCGTTCAACGCGCCCGTAGAAGCCGGCCTCCACGTCCTTGAAATCGATGCCGGCGTCCTCGAGCGCAGCCAGGGCTGCTTCCCGTCCCAGGTCCTCCGCCGACTTGTCGGGGTAGCGGCTGAAACGGACCAGCCCTACCCCCAGTACCACCACCCGGTTATCGCTCATGACATCCCCCTCGCCGGGACGGCGGGCGGATCGCCCGCCGTGCGCGTCACTGCATCAACCTGAACTTGAAGGCCACGACGTCGTTGCCTTCATCGTCCTCCTTCACCTTCTCCAGCACCAGCTCTACCGGCATGTCCACCCGCACCGAGTCCACGTCGCAGTCGCTGAGGACAGACGTCACGATGACCCTCTCCGGCAGCTCCACCTGGGCGACGACGTAGGGCGCCTCGATAAGCGAGCCGGGCGGCGTCATGCGGGCGATGGTGAAGGTCCAGATCTTGCCGGGGCCCGTCAGGTACGCCTCCTCCAGCCCGACCTGGCCGCAGGCCAGGCAGATGGCACGCTTGGGGAAGAAGTGCTCGCCGCAGCGGGGACAGCGGCTGGCGATGAGGGCCGGCTTCTCGCCAGGGCTCTTGGGGATGCAGAAGAGGCCTTCCCTCAGTGGAACCACACGCTTGGGCTTCTCATCGGCCTGGGTAGCTGTCATAGCGTCCTCCCACGGAAACGCGGCGCCAAACTGCCATCGCCGTCAGCCTGCGGCCTGCCTGCCAGCAGGCAGGCCGGCCTGCGCTCGTCGCGTATTGTACCAGTCGAGCGGAAAGCAGAGAATTAGAGGTTCTCAGGGGAAATGCAAGCTAGTCTGTAGGGTAGCTCTATTTGTCTCTCGATTCCTCTGCCATGCGTAGCTAGTCTATTTAGGGGCACTTGGTCTTGCTCTTGGTCATCTTACATCGCCTCCCACAGCAGCTTGACATATTGCTCCACAGTGTAGCCGGTGCCGCAAATAGCTACGCGCTCGCCCTTCTTGACGAACACCGGATAGCGCATCTTCCACATGCCGACGTTTCCAAGCATGGTGGCTCGCGGAATCCCCATGACACGCCGGGGAACCTCTTGGCCTGCGGCCCCCGTGCCGATCTGGACATAAAAGCTACCGACACCAAACGAAGGCGTAAACTGTCGGTAGGCGAGTCCGTAGATGATGAGGTCGGCTGGGGCCGGGTCGATGACCTGTACCCAATTACCGTAATTGGGGAAGTTGGCTGGGGTCATCCGTGCGTAGCTGTCACCTTGCGTAGAGATATCGGACTTGGCTCTGTGTACTCCGGCCAGGTAGGGCCGGAACACATAGGGGGTATAGGACAGAGGCACGCCACCCCCGGCGTAGCCCCCCAGGTAAGCCCAGACCAAGACCGACGTATTGGTGAACGGCTCAGAGGCCCTTATTCGCTGGGAGATCCGCGTGCCAGCGGGGATCTCCTTCGGCCCCACCGGGAGCGTCCGCCCAAAGGTAAACCTGTTCGTGGTGCCCACACCGGGGGCAACGGTATAGTTGGCGACAACATCGGTGTACCGGAAGAAGTTCACCTCGTTGGGAGCAGCCCCAATCGCCAGTTCGTACTCAATCCAGATCGCCAGTCCCGCGTCAACTTTTCCTAGTACCTGTAGGACCAGGTTAAGCTCGTGGGGCACGAAGCTATCTACCGTTGCGGCCACGATGTTGGAATAAGCAGACCAGCCCCATCGCGCCGACTGGTAAACATTGAAGGCATGGTCGGCTGCCACCGCCGCCCAGTTCGCCCCATTATAGACGGAGGCTGCCCCATCAACGTAGCCGGGGGCGCTGGCATCCCCGCCCCAGACATAGTAGTTAGCAGCGTCGTTTGCTCCAGACCTGCGAACAACGATGTGATACTGAACAGCACCCGTTAGTTGTGGGCCATCGGCGTCTGTCGTGGCAAAGGGGAAACTAACCCAAACGTAGGCAGTGTCCAAGTCAGTGCCTGCTCTACTTATCGTACTCCCTACCTGGGTGCCGCTCGGCTTGCCGGTTCCATCATCGGTGAAAATCTGACATTGGACATCATCGGTTGGGGAACCGACCTTCTTCAGCCAGAGGGCGATGTGACCAATGTAACTGGTAGCAGCAATCTTGATGCCCTGCCCCCGCCTCGTACTAGCTGCGGCGTTCCCGACCAGATAATCGGTGTCAACATTGGCGCTGCCATAGGTGGTCAAGGACACAAAGGGGGTTGAGAGCTGGACCGGGTTGGCATTGCGCGGGTAGAACAATTCCAGCGGACCGTCGCGCTTGGCGAATCCCTCAATCATTCTAGGTCTCCATTTTCACGCCGTCGATACGGCCAGAGAGCGACGCGGCTACTCCGGCCAGCCAGTGAACGGCGTCGCCAGGTTCGAGCATGACGGCCTTCAGGAAAACGTGGTCAAAGCCATCGGTAGGAATTGACCCGACATGCTCTATCTTGTTGGTGTCTGAGCGAGCGCCGCCGCTAGGTACGACCCAGAGGGACAGGAGAATCTGGGACGTGCTGATATTGACCACCCGCAGACCAGCGATGATGACACCCTTATCGTTGGCGCCTGCTGGGGCAGCATAGGCTACGGCAGCAGCGTCGGGGATCGCCGTGCCATCGAGAAGGGGCATAGGCGTAAACTGTGTTGGTGCAGCCATTAGTCACCTCCGAGAACAAGTGCGAATGTGATAGCGAGTCCGGCGCCACCGCCACCAGCGGGCGCGCCCTCTAAGTCAGTAACGCGCTCGGCAATCTGGTCTAGGGCATCATCGGTGTTTCCGGGGTCAGCCGCGCCGTCCCAGTCGGCGAGAACAGCAGGGGTGTATGCAACCTGATCAGCATTAGGGAGGGTGCCGATGCCGCCCGCCGTTATCCGCGTGATCTCGGTATCGCCTGTCCTGGGCGCCCGCTCAAGGCGTTTGGCTTGACGCTCCTGCCGCTTCACAGAGGGGAGTAGGCCATATTTCCTTTGCTGTTCCCCTATCAGGTCGCGTCTCATACCAGTACCTCTACCGCTAGATCGCACTCACCGGCGGCTTCATCGGGTTGAAGCGCCAAGATGCGTACCTGTCGCCTGACACAGCCGAAGTAGGTATCGGGCAGGATGACGGTGATGGTGTCGCCAGGCCCGATGAGGCGCCAGTCGAGCTTTGTGTTGATGGTAAGGGGTAGGGACTCGGCAGCCACCAGGGGATTCGCTAGGGCTGCCTGGGCAGCGTCCGACAGTACGGCTATCTCCTCGTCCGACGGCAGGTACTCGACCTTCTCACGTGAGAGGGTTGCTCCCTGAAGTGCGCCGCTCTGCGTGGCGCTGGGGCGGTCGGCTACGTCAGTGCCCCCACCGACTACCTGGACGCTCTGAGTGGCGCCCAGGATGTCTTGAACATACCTGCTGCTCGTGAAGTGTAGGCCATCTGTCAAATGGATAGAGCCGCTCTTATCGCTGCCCCGCCGGATGCCCCAATGGAGAAAGCCTTGGAGCCTATTGCGCCCCACGATCTGCTCTAGCCACCACTCTTGTCCGACCTTATCTGCTAGGTCATCAAGGGCATCCCCCAGGTACATGCCGCCTGCCTGGAATGTCCCGCGGAAGGGGCCACAAGGCTCATTTCGGGGGCTGGGCAGGAACCCGGTCGGATTGTGGCCGTTGACCAACTGAAGCGCCTGCAACGCTATGCTGCCAGCGGCGCGGTTGCTGTAGGAAACATCAAGGGGGACCCGCCGCTCATAGAGCAGGGAGGCCCAGCTATCGCCGGAGGCCTCTAGGACGCCGTGCTCCTCCTCTATCCGCCCGATGATGCCGATGTAGGCGTGAGCCCCACGGATCACCACCAAGTTGCCTTGCTTGATCGTGTCCTTGTTGGCGCCTGGGTCGGAGGCCACTACCTTAAAGGAGAAGGCGCCATGCCCGGAGATGGTAAGCAGGCAGTCAATGTCAGTGGCCGTAGGAAGCTCCGCCAGCATCCGGCATGGGGCGGTGGGGTCATGGATCGTCACTATGCCCAAGGGTCTCTCCATAAGGTCTTGACCTTCACCGTACCGACGCCCGCCTCTGTGTAGCGCAGATGACAATGTGGCTGGGCGCCCAGCCGTAGCCACTCTGCCTCATCGGAAGGCGTCAAAAGACCGGGCACATTCTCGCCTGTGTCGGAGCGGATAACCGTGTGCTCTTCGCAGTCGATGGTGATGGTTGGGATGAAGCCTATCCTGAAGTCGAAATCCCGACTTATTGTCGTCCAGGCGGCCCCATCATAGTGAGTCCCATCCCCGAACGGGTAGCCGTCGCCGGGAGCGGCGGCTAGGCGTTGCCAGAGATAATATTTGGCGGCGTCGATGGCCCCACTGCGCGCAATAACGACGTGGTACTGGGTGCCCGCCACGAGGCTAGGCGGCGTTGCGAATATGAATTGAACCCAGGTGCCTATTGTGTCTAGGGTAGCGCCATCAACGGGTGTAGCCGTGCCGTTTGCGATGACCACTCCGTTGGGCTTACCAGCACCGTCATCGTTCTGAATCTCCAATGTCACGTTGTCAACGGGTGCCCCCACCTTCTTGAGCATGGCCCAGATGAAGGGAACAGTCTGGGCGGCCCCGACTTTGAAGCCCATGCCTACCTTCGTATCACCCACCACGTTGCCGAAAGTCCACCAGCCATCGGTCTGGTCGTAGTATTCGGAGATGAGGCTAGGCACGATGCCCAAGGCAAGCTCCTGTAGGGTGTCATCATTTTTAAGCGTCGGCTGAAGCCAGTAGATATGCTCCTGGGTAGCCCGGACGATGGCGGGCGTCCTGGGGGTTGTGTTGTCGAGTACGATCTTGAGGTCGCCTGCTGAGGCCACCGCCGCAGAGCCGGTGGGCGCTTCCGGCTGCTTCTCCCCAGCGGGCATCCCCAGGATGGCGAACCGGGCCGTGCGCCCGTTCCTCGTCCAGACGTGTGTGCCGATGTTCTCCTGCCATAAGCAGCCATGAGGATAGGGATAGACGCCCGCCGTAGAGGTCGAAATGTAGACCGTTCCCGCCGTCATGCCGGAGCGCCCGATGAGAAGGTAGTAGGTGCCCGCGGCGATCCATGAGCGGCGCTTTGAGCCCGCGGATTCGTCCATTAGTAGAGGTTTGTCCGCATGGGCTCCGCCCAGGGTATTTGCAGCAAACGTGAAGGTGCCGCCTATCGTGTAGGCCGTGCTGGGAACACCGGCGACCTCTGGCACTATGGCAACCTGTACGTTCCCATCGGCCCCAACCTGCCTAAGCCGCACGATCAGCCCGGAAAGCTCTGTGTCCGCGTCGATGACGAATCTCTGATAGCGGTACTCCCCCCAGGTTGCATCATTCCAAGGGATAGCCTCCTCGTCATCGTCAAGTGTCCTACAGCCGGTCACGGGCAGCAGGTTGACGCTCCATCGTATGCGGGAGAGTACGGCGGCAGGGGTCAGCGTTACGTCGCCGCCGTCATCCGTCGAGCAGTACCGCTTTAGCAGCGCCTCAAGGCCCTCTATGTCTGTGCCGAAGACCTCAAGGCCCAGCAGGTCATTGACCACAATATCATGTGTGATAGCCGCCGCTGCCGCCTTCACGCCGCAGGGGACGTATAGCTCTAGGCTGTTGAACTGGGGCGCGTCTCCTGAAGGCGGCGTATCGCGGAAACTGGCGACGCTCGGCGCGGCGTTGTCCGCATCGAGTGAGACTAGCGGGGAGAGCAGGTTGTCCTCATAGAACGCCCGGAGAAGCTGGTCGCTCCTGTTTGTACCCGGCGCCACGTAGGGGCCGGGGTAGCGCTGCTCCACGTTGGTCGAAAGAATGGTATCTATGACCGGCGCGAAGTCGGGATCATGGGGCGTATGGACGGCCTCATTCGAGTAGTCGGTGAGAACCTGAATCTCGTGCTCGACTAGGTAGATAACGTCTTCGGCGGGGCCAACATACCTGCCTGTGTTCCGGGCGCCCCGCACGATGCCACAAAGAGCGGTGGGCGTCTTACTGGTGTACTGGTAGCACTCGTACCCGCCGCTGCGTATGAAGAAGCCGCTCTCTGGCCAGAGGGAAGTGTCATCGACAGCGAGCTCGCCGCCGTTCGCCGGACTAGTGACCGTAATAGCCTCTTGTAGAACGGCAGAGATGGCAGGCTTGAAGTCGAGGTTGGCCCATATTCTAATGTGCTGGGCATCCCCCACGTTGGCGGTGTAGTAGTCAACGCTCACACCGTCCACTAGCACCCGGATGTCATTCCAGCTCACCAGCAAGCGCCCGGCGTCCATCTCTGCCTTGTAGTCTATCTGTCCGGCGTTGTCTGAGGCTGCAATATCCACGGGGTAATTGCTGGCCGGAAGCTCCGACCGCCAGGCGCAGATGACCTGCCAGCGGCGCGTGTAGCCATCCGTATGCGGCCTAAGCACAAGTGGGCTCACCTCAAAGGCGGGGAGAGCGCGGACGGTGCCCGCGTTGATCACCGTCGCCCAGAGTGTAGGGCTGGCATTGATTGTCTGAGTATCCGTCCGCTCGGTGTCGCTCTGGAAGATGGGCTTCGCAACATAGAGCCGGACAATAAAGGCGTCAATGCTCCTGGGGATGGCCTTCACATTGATGACCCTGACGGTCAACCGGTAGACAACAGCGGCGCCGTCCGTAGCGGTCAACAGCGCGTCCCCCCGTTCGGGGGAGAACAGCGTCTTGAAGGCGTTGAGGGCCGCCTGAGTGGTGGTCTTCATGCGGACGTAGAGAGGCAGCACAAGGCTCTGGGGCTGCGAGCGTGGGGAGACGGGGAAGGCACCCGCAACCTCGGTCTCCACGGGCTCCTCCGTCACCAGGCAGAGGGGGTCATGCTCGCGCAGGAACTTCGCTTCGTAGTCGGTGGCGAGCATTGTGCCGTCGAAGGTGGTCGGTGTTAGAGCGTACATTAGGCACCCCTAAAGAGCCTGTCTGTCTCTCTCAAAGCAACCCTGGGGTCGGCGTTCGGAAAGATGTTGTTGATGCGCCCGTAGTTGTTGATGGTCTGGCCGCCGCCGCCCATTCCCCGACTCTCGCTGTTGGAATAGACGCGGCTCCCGCCGGGTAGGGCTACCAACTCAGGGCCCCGCTCGCCCACAACAGCGAGTTGGGCGGATGGGATATAGCCGCCTGCCTGAAAGCCGGGTATCTTCCCCAGCAGACCGCCTAGACCGCCCAGAACGTCACCGGGCGATGGGATACTTCTGATGGCGCCGATCAGTTGCCAGATTCTATCGATGACCCACTGAATAGGCGCGAGCATCCGCTCAAAGGCGTTCTCGAAGAAGCCCACGAGGGCATTGAGAATGTTACCAACCCGATCCTTGACCTCTTGGAAATGGGTCACGATGAAGAAGAGGCCACCGGCAGCCGGGAAGAGGATGAACAGAGCGGCGTTGACGATAGTTTTCCAATTATCGGCTAGCCAGTCCCGGAGCCCGCCCACCAGCTTAAAGAAGCTGTCCTTGAGCCACCTCAGCTTGCCCACAATGGCATTCGAGATCTCGGTCCAGTGATCCCGGAGGTAGCCGATGAGGGCGATGAGGCCGACGATGGCAAGGACGGCGAGCTCGCCGGGTCCTAGAGCGATGACGATTGCAGCGCCGATGGCAAGGATGGCCGCAATGAGAACAGGCTTGTTGTTTACGATGAACTCCGCAAGAGCTCTGAGTGGGGGGTAGATCGTCTCAAGGCCCCTCTTGAAGTTGTCCCAAAGGGCCCGTGCGACCGGCGCTAGGGCTTCCATGACCTCTTTGATTCGCCTGATTCCCTCCTCTATGAAGGCCCGAATCTGCGGCATGTTGTCCGCGATGACTTGCATGAGCTTCGTCATAACGGGCAGGAGGGCATAGCCGATGGTCTCCTTCAATTCCCCCATCTGAATCTTGGCGGCCTCCATTTGGCCCGCCGTAGAGTTGGCGAAGGTCTCCGCCTGCCCGCCGAACTTCTCTTGCACCATCCCGAAAAGTTCGGTCTCATTCATGCCCTCCCTGGCAACGATGCCATACCTAGATAGGACGTTGACGTTCTCCTCTGTGACCTTGCCCAAGAGCTTAGAGGCTGTGTAGACATCAATGTTGGCACCACGGGCTAGGTCCTGGGCCAGCGCGAACCGCTTTGCCGCCTCCTCTGCGGAGCCCGTCTGGGCAGTCAGAAGGGATAGGGCATCGCGGGCCTGATCGTCGGTAAACCCGCGCTTCTGGGCCGTCTCAATGACGCCATTAAGCGTGCCTTCATAGTCCTCCCACTTGGCACCACTGTTCTCGACTGCCTGTTGTAGCTTGGCGACAGAGGCAGCGTCATCCGCCGCGGCCTGCGTCATATCCATGAGCATACCGGGCGCCGCCATGATGCCCCGAGCCATGACAAAGCCACCGGCAATCTTAGTGACGCCGCTGAGGGCAGAGCCGAGCCCGCCCGCCTTCTTGGTGACGCCATCGAGCACGCGGGAGGCTTCGTCTCTCCCCTTGATGTGGATAACTACATCGTTCGGCATTTACTCAGGCTTTCCTACTGCCTCTACAGCGAGCAGCAGCAACGTCGAGCTAGGCTCCCGAAGCAACTGGCTCGGCAGGCAGTGGAAACGCGCGCAGAGAGCAAGGATAAACTCGGCCTCTACAAGTTCCCACGGCTTCCCCACCACGTTGCCCTGTTGGTCTACTCCGCCCCCGACATGCTTCCACTTGGCGATGGCTGTTCTAAAGGGACAGGGGGCTCGGTCAGAGCCTTTACCAACTCCTCAGCCAGCCGCCTTATGAAGAGCGGGGGCACCCGTAGCACACCCTCGTAACTCGCCGGGAGAGCGCCTTTGTCATCCTCTAGGTTCCAATCCACAAGGATGCTGGCTATGAACCGGCAAAGCTGTTCGGTGCTCTCCGGGTCAGCCTGAAGCCGTTGGATAGCGAGGAACTCCCCAATGGGGAAGTCGAGCTGTACCCGGACTTCGGCGCCCTTATAGTCCTCGTCTTCGAAGACGAGCTGGGCCACGCGCTGCTTGAACCTAAACGCTGGCATCTAGTCCTCCTAGGACCACGCAGGCGCAGTGCCGTCAGCCAGGCGGCCCGTGACGGTCCAAGTTAGGCTCCCGTCGGCGGCCCTGGTGAGCGCGTAGTCATCGAACAGCATCTCCATTGAGAGCGTCTGCCCACTAATGGCGATGGCGACCGTGCGCCCCACCTGTCCCGCGAGGATGGTGGCGAAGTTCTTGAAGACGGAATGGCTCATGTTAGCCGCGTCATTGAACACGCCGGATAGGGCCACTTCAGCGTCAGCAAGCAGCAAGAGCCGTTCGATAGCGCTCTTGTTGATGCCCGTGATGTCCTGTACGCCGCGTGGGGTCTTGATGCCCACTGAGAGGATGTCGTTAGAGATGGCCTGAGGCGTTCCAGCCGAGTCATCAACTGAAATGGTCATCCCAAGTCCAGATTCCTTAGCCACGGTAATTACCTCCTATGGCTCTAGGGGTCTCTAGCCCCCAGGTATCTATCGAATGCGACGGCAAACACCAGGCTGGCGAAGCCGCCCGTGGTCACAGTCACGGCGCGCACGTAGCGCCTAACCGTCGCTGTCAAGCCGATCTCGATGCGCTGTGCCTGGCCCGGTGGCGCCGCTATGGTGATCTGGGCAAAGGCAGCGTCCACGATGTCATCCCAGGCCGCATCGTTGGCCGAGTCCTGTAGCTTCACGGTCACGTCTGTTCCGTCGAAGGCGAAGACCTCTAGGTAGGCACTCAAGCCAAACTTGGTGTCTACAGCGCCGTAGTCAACGCTTGCGCCATTGGTCGCAGCTACATCGGTGCGCTTGCCCACGGTCAAGGATTCACACCACTCAAGGCGGGAGCCCTGGCCGAGTACCTGTACGGTCCCCTGAAGACTGCCGTCCGCCCCCCGTACCCAGTCGTAATTGACGTGTTTTCCGAGGATAGCGGCGACAGGTCCCCCCAAGATCGTGCCGCGGTAGTAGAGGGCGATCACATCCGTCCGGGGCAAGCCCTTCAGGACGATGTGCTCCTGGTCGGTGGGGTCGCCGTCCGCTATCTTGGCGTCATTGAACCAGGTGTTGAAATCGATACTCCCGTCTTTCAGCCCGCGCCTACGCTCGGTGGCGTACTTGTCAATGGCTGTCACGTCAAGCAGGGCGCAGGGCAGGGCGATCTTAGACAGGGCGCCCACGTCGCCTGAGAGGTCATAGCCACTGATGTAGAAGTTATCTCCGAGTCCCGATTTCTTAGCCATGATTCCTCCTAGCCGAACACGGCCATACTGTCATTGACGATAAGCGGGAGCAGGATGTCTACGCAGCGGTACATCGTGCCCCCGACATCGACGTAGCCCGCCTTGGCCAAGAGTGGCGCCCCTGCCGACCCAAAAAAGTCGACGTTACGTACCGTCGCGCCCAGGTCAATGTCCCCGGCCAGCGCGTCAAATACCGCGTCCACGGCCCCTACCAGCACCGGATCGATCTCCTCTGCTGGCTCTTGGAGCATGTTGCTGTAGACCCGCACGGTGAAGACATATAGGGCGCTGGCCCGGTCAAGTCCACTTGCACTCGCCGCGGGCCCGGCACTCGCAAAGTAGATCGCCGCCGTGATACCTGAACCCGGCGGTGATTTCGGCTCTACAAGGTTCACGGTGTCGAAGATGCCCAAGCCCAGTAGGGCGCTCTTGAGCTTCTTTAGAGTGACGCCTATCTGCGATGCCACTAGGACAACCCCCTAACGAGCTTGTTGGCGTGCTTGTCAGCGATGGCGGGGGCCTGCTGTTCGAGCCACTGACCGACCTTGCGGAAGGTGCTGTAGCCCTTGAAGCGTGTGCCCCTGCCGCCGAACTCTAGCCAGGAGCCATAGATCACGCCCCCATCTGTGATCAAGGCGCTGTGATCGGGCCTGAGTTCGCCATGCACGTTCCTGCGGTAGTGCCCCACGCTCTTGCCGTCCGACAAGTAGACGCCGGTTGGTGCCTTCTGAAGCAGTTGACCGAGCCGCTGCTCGCCCTTTTCCATTAGTTCTTGCACGGTGCCATCGATGGCGCGTGTTACTTTGGGCGTCACAGGGCCGGTAAAGAGCGGGCCGGTAAGTTTGACTTCGCAGGCTAGCATTAGATCGCCACAGGGCCTCTCACTCGGCGGTAGGCGTCTGTCGCCTGCTCGCGGATGTCCTTGAGTCCCACGCCCCTGACCTCAATCACGCCTTCGGCGTTGCCGATGTTGCGGGCATAGCCCGCCTCCTCCTGGTGGAAGCGCGAGAGGGCTTCGGCTAGGCACCAGTCGCTAATCAGCCCAGGCGGGACATTCCGGGTAATGGGCGCAGTGATAAGGTGTAGGACAGCGGTAGTGCCGCAAGCGCCACGGGTCACGGTCAACGTGCGCTCGACGTAGACAGGAGCGGCGGTAAGGTGGAGGGCCAGGACCGAGCCATCATAGGGCCGCTTGACGGTAAGGTTGTTACCGGCGATGCCCACAACGTACATCTTCTCGGCGTCTACCGTGATGATCTCGCCCTCGTGGAACGTGTTACCGGCAGTCACGGGGATAAGGACAATGGCATTGTCAGCGGCTACCCCGGCGGTAAGAGCCGAAGTGTTGACTAGCAGGGAGCGCCCGGTCACTAGCATGGCTTCTGCGCCGATGAAAATGAGGTCGCCGATTCCTACCTTAGAGGCATCGGGCACCACTAGCGTTGTCTGCACGTTGTCGATGGCGGCCACCAGGTTGCCCACAACAGCGGTATCCATGCAGTAGCCCCATTTGCCTGTGACGATGATGCTCAGTTGCCGGATGGCATCCTGCTCAAACGAATCATCACTGGCTAGGTTGACTTCGATGCGGCTGTAGGGCGGGCCGTCGTTGTAGGGCTGTAGGACGTATTGAGTGAAGGGGGCGCCCCCGGATGTGATCGTGGTCGGGGCCAGCAAATCCCCGTCCAGGTAAAGGCGCAAGGAGGTGTCCTGAAATGGTGCGGGCCATTCATAGGCGCGGGCCCGCACGATGGGGAAGAAGAAACGATGAAGTAGTTTCTCTATCTGGGCGGATGCGCTTTGAAGCAGCCGGTCAATGGCTGCATCGCGGTCAGCGCCTTTGAAGCCCGCAGCGGCCTTGAATGCCTCGCGGGTAACGTAGGTGGGGTACAACACCGTCTCCCTCCAATGCTTTCTTCTTCAGGATCGGGATTATTCAGTTATTGGCCGAGCTGCCAGCCACACCAGGGGCAGTAGGTTTCGCCCCGTGGCCCCGTAGACAGCGGCTCGCCGTCTATAGGGCAGGCGGTAGGTGGCTCCGAGCGCCTGCCCTTGATCTCACGTATGATGTCAAGTAGCTGCTGCCAGCTCATGTTAGACCGGCACCAACTTGCCATCGGCACTCAAGGGCCGCCAGTAGATGTCGAGCCGGAGCGTGCCGCCGGTGATGTCATGGTTGACCGCCGTGCCCACGATATTGCTCGTGATGGCGATGCATACGAGGGCCTCTGGGATGGCGATACCCGAATTAGCGATGCCTGCGCCTGTCGCTTCCGTCCAGAACTCCCCGGTGTCTAGGTCAAGGATGGGCGTGTTAGCAATGAACAGCGCCACCGCGTTGGTGACTCCGAGCGACAGCAGAGGGTCTTCCGCACCAGCAGCGGTCAGACTAGCCACAATGTAGGGCACGATTCGGAGGATTTCGACCTCGCCCGTGACCGTGAATAGCGGCACGTTGCCTGCCTGACCCAGCCCAGCGGCGCCAGTGAAGGTGATGCTCTTGTGGGCAAGGTACTCGCCGATGTCGATTGACCAGGTGGCCGTGCCATCGAAGGTGTAGGTCGCGCCCGTGTCGGTCTCTACGAAGTGTGACCCGGCAGGCACGCCCGCCGTCGGCTTACCGTCGGTGGAAAGCCCCATGTAGTTATGGATCGCGGCAACGAAAACGGCGGTCATCTTAGGTCAGGTCCTCCCAGACGATCAGGTAGAAGCCACCTGTGGTGTCCTGGGCATGGGCCTCAACGTGTATGTCGCCGGTGTGGGCGCTGAAGTCATCGTTGCGCCACTCGCCCACAAGATAAGCGGCGCTGAGCATACACACGGCCACAACCTTGTCGCCTATAGCGATACCGGCCACGGGGATCGTGGTATCAACGCCTTCGTTCTGGCCAGCGACGATTTCAGCATGGAGGCGGTGAGCCGTGTACGTCTGAATGTAGGCCATTGTTTCACCTCTAGGCAGGTGGGGAGCCTATCGGTTGTAAAGGCCCCCCACCTGAGTCCGACTATGCGTTAGGGTTGCGAAGGTTCGACGGCTTCCGCTGGACGAGTAGGCCGGTGCGAACCGCAAAGACGCTGACCAACTGTGTGTTGGCAAAGTCCGCGATGGTGATGAAGGCCCAGTAGTAGCCACCGGCCATGTCCAGATCGGCAGCATCGACGTGGTAGACCTGCATGGCCTCCACCTCGGCGAGATCGGTATCAACGGTGATCTCGCTCGCCTTGGTCTGCACGGTCTCCACCCACAACTCGTCGCCGTCCAGGGTGGCTTCCTTCTTCGTGAAGAAGCGGGCGATGCAATCGAGGTCCTTAGCCGCGCCGCCACTGGCGGCATTGGCCTGCTGAACGTCTACTACGGGGTCCTGGCCCGCAGTGCCCGCGCCCTTATAGAGCACGAAATCGACGCCTTCACAGTCCTTGAGGGACACTCTGGCGCACAGTTCGGGGCCGCCAGTACCGTCAACTGGGGTGCAACACGGCACCAGGTCATAATCGAATCCGAGTCTTTGCATGTTCTTTTCCTCTTTCCCGCCCATTGGGGGGTTTCAATGCCCCGATGGGCCTAGCCTGGGGACAGGGTTTGAATGCTATCCCCAGGCGGATTATGGTCTATGCCGCCAGTAGGACGAATGGACTAAGCGCGGCGCCGCCGTTTGCGGGGGTGATGTCGTGCTGGACCCAGCCGCGACCATCGACCCGCTGGATGACTTTGTACATGGTTTCGTCCTGCTGGAACCGGATGTGCTCGCTGGAACTAGCCGTCATAACCTGGCGGTCGCCGATCAGGTAGAAGCCCAGGTCCAAGAAAGCAATCTGACCCTGGCAGCCTAGCGCCGGAACTTTCTCTGTGAAGATGACCGGGCGGCCCAGAATGGTCATCGGGGGACCAACCACGCCATTGTTGAGCCAGATAGCGGACCCGCCTGCGCCGACGGCCAGAGCCATTGTCGCGAGCTGAGGGAACGTGTCGATGCTGGCAAGCCAGACCCCCCTGCCCAGTGAGGCCGGGAGCATCCGGGCATAGAGCTTTACGATGTTCTGCCAGACGATTGTGTTGGCAACCTGAGCGGCTTCCTTAGCCACGACCACGCAGGCCGGGCTATTCAGGATACCCTGGGGCTCGCCGACGCCTGACCCGTTGAGGAACGCGATGTCCTCAGCGAAGGAAAGGGCCTCCGGGAGCAGGGTGTTGACGAAGGCCGCGAAGCTCACGATCGAGTCCTGAAGTAGCTCGTTCGGTACGACAAACGCGCCGGTCAACTTCCGGGCTTCCAAGACCACACGGCTGAACTTGGCGTCGTTGAGGGCGATGGTGCCGCTCTCAGGCGTCCAGTAGACGACGATACCGCCGTAGACGGAGCCTACGTTGGTGGTGCTATCGATGGCCGGTAGCGGCACACGCAAGCTGTCCATCGGGATGATGCGGGCACGCGGGCGCACGATGCCCGCTTCAAGAGAGATGCGTAGGATTTCACTACGTAGGGTCTCTGGCACCAGGAAGCCCCCGGCGTCCGGCACCGCCTCCGAGTAGTTCTGAAGCTCTACAATACGGGGGTCCGGCCGGGTGTTGAGATGTTTGTGCCAGATGGCCTGAAGGTAGTCGCCTGCGTCGGGGAACAGCGCATCGACTTTGGCGCCGATGGCCTTCGGGTTGTAGGCGGTACCCTTGTGGGTGTCAAAGACCATGTTCGGGCGGTTGACTCCGTACTCCTTGAGCGCAGCGACAAGGCCCCTATTGACCTCTTCGCTCACGAGCTTGGCGACTTCTCCCGCCTTGTTGGTGGCCTTGACGTAGCTCGCCAAGAACTCCTTGGTGCTCTCGGCGTTGCCGAAGACCTCTTCGCGCCGCTTATCGTCAGAGAGCAACTCGGTTAGTCCCTCCGACGTTTCGGGAATTGCCTTGGGCTTGGACATTACAACACTCCTTCTACGGCCTCTGCGAACAGAGCCGCATAGTCAATGGGAGGGGCTTCCTCCTCTTCGTCTTCTGATGCCTGCAGCCTTGCCAGCAATGCCGCCGGGACATTCTTGAACCGGCTCAAGTCGAGCGAGTTACTGATTTGGCCCTCGCCGTCGCCCACCTCATCAGCCAGGCCGATAGCTACGGCCTCTTCCGCGCCGTACCAGGACTCAGCGATCATCCGCTCTTTCCACTCGTCCTGCGTACCGCCCGCCTTCTCTGCGTACACGTCGGCGATGTTGCCGGTCATCATGTCGAGCAGGTCGCCCATTTTGCGGTGATCTTCGGCGTTGCCGATGGTGAGCCCCTGAGCAGGGTGAATCATGAAATAAGTATGGGGCGCCATGATGACTCGCTCGCCCGCCATTGCCACAACTGAGGCAGCACTCGCGGCCAGGCCGTCCACGCGGGTTATGATCTCGGCGCGGTTTTGCTTCAGCGCGGTGTAGATCGTGATTCCCTCAAACACATCTCCGCCGGGGCTGTTGATGTGGAGGTTGATCCGGCGAGCCTTGATGCTCTTGAGATCACGGATGAAGTCGCCCGCCGTGACGCCAAAGCCGCCGATCTCGTCCAGGAGATAGATGTCGGCCTCGGCCTCAGTCCGGTTTTCAACCTTGTACCAGGAGGCTTTCACGTCGTTCTTCTTCTCCCACTGGCCCTGGCAGACGGCCCAACGCTGGTTGCTCTTAGGGTATTCCCGCTTCATCACGTCTGAGGTCATGCAGCGGTCGATGAAGTCCTCTTTGTCCTCATCCTTGCGGGGTGAAGGGATTGGCATTTCAGTGTATGCCCCTTCTCATTTAGGATCGCACGTTGGGCGCCCGATTGTCAACCCTAGACATGCAAGCGCCGGAATACCTCGACAAGGAAGGCAACCGCGCTGGCAAAGGCCGCTGCCAGCACCCCGCCGGTAGTCTTTGCGCCGGGGTGAAACTGACCTTCATGGGCTGCAAGGGCGCGTTCGCCAATACAGGCCCGCTCTGCAATGCTTGTGAAGTGGTCATCGATGGACCTAAACTGCTCTAGCATCCGGCCCTGAAAATCGTAGAGGGCCTTGTAAAGCACGGCGTTAGTCACGCGCTCGCCGTTCGGGGGGCCCATTGGCGGAAAGCTTGACTCAGGCATCAATCTTCCTCGTGTAATGCCGCCGTACGATACTGAACCGCACACTCACAGTTTGGGTGCGCCGGGATGGTGTCATCGCCGGAAGGGAAGCTCTCGTCTATCGGTAGCCAGTCGCCGGTCTCGTTCTCCTGGCAGTCGGCACAGGCGTCGGGGTTGGCCTGCCACATCTTCTGATCCCGGCCCTGATCAACAGCCGCAGCACGCTTGCCCTGGCCGAGCGCCGTTGCCGTCTCCGTTCTGGCCACCGTCTCCGCCCGGCGGGGGCTGAAGGTCTGGTCCTCGCGGATGGCCTTCTTGAGAGCCCCCAGACTATCGCCGCGGCCGATGGCCTGAGAGACTAGACCGCGCAGGTTGGTTATGGTGGTGTCTTCCAGCCCACGGATCAAGTCGCCGGTTCGCTGTTCGGCGTACTTTGCAGCCAAAAGATGCGCTTGGCCGTCGGCGACGCCCTCTCGAACGAGAACCGCATGGAAGAGATCAGCGAACTCGGCCTCTACATCGGCGCCGTAGAGGGTGGCCCAATCCCTCTGAGAGAGCCAGTGATCGATGTCATCCGGCCCGATCATCGACGAACCTCTGTAGACTGGCCTGTTCGGTATCGAGTCGGTCGGACCAGTTGCGCTCTATCCGCTTCTGCGCCTGCTGCACGGGGTCAACCTTTCCCCGGAATCTGTTTTGCGGGAAGGGCGACGGCGCCGGGGCAGGGGCGGTGTGGGTGAGCTCCGGGAGGTCAAGCATCTGGCAGACCTCAACCGGATCAAACCCAGCGCCCACTAAAGACACGAGAGCAGTGGCCTTTGCCGTCATTTCGGTGGTGTCCTGGGCTCTATCTTGGGGCGTTGGGTCTTCGTAATCGAAGTAAAGGCCCTTCCCGCTCGTGCCGAACAGGGGTAAGAGCTTCTCATTGAGGGCCATCTTGATCTTTTCTAGGCGGGGCCGGACGCACCAGCGGGCGAATACAACCTCTGCCGCCTCTGCGTTGGCCCGGTTCACATCCGTAGTAGTGCCCAAAAGGGGCTTCGGGAAGCCGAAAGCCTCCCGGATGATCTCCCTATTAGTCTCTCGGAGAAGCGCAAACTGCATATCGCGCTGTGTGTATTTGCGGTCCACCCACGTGGCCTGCTCTAGCACGGCTACCCGGTGGGCATTCTGAACACCTTGATGCTGCTCCTTCCACCGTAGGCACATCTCATTGAACTCATCGTCGGAGAGCTTCTTGTCTACCTGAATGATGCCTCCGGGCTCGGCGGAGTTGCGGAAGAAGTTAGCATTCCACGCGGCACTGAATCTTTCGGCGTCGATGTCGGTCAAGATGCTCTGCACCGGCCCGATGCCACGGTAGGGGTCAAGGGGGTTAGGACTCTTGAGGCAGATAACGTCTTCGAGCTTGAAGGGGACGGGCTCCCCGCCGTTGCAGTAGAGGTAGCCTGAGATGAATTCGGTGGGATGAGGCACAGGCGACATCTTGTCGGGGCGGATGGGCCAGAGTTCTAGGGGCGGGCCGAACCCCACGCTGCTCCGAGAGATGATCCACCACGCCTCGCCTACCAAGTCAAGGTGCTGTTGGCACGTCTCTATGAAGTCGTTTTGGCTGTAGAAGGGGTTAGGCTTATCCCACAAATCCTTTGCGGGATGATTCAGCACCTCAACGGGCTCACCGCCTTGCACGGCCCGGTAGAGGTGCCAGTTGATCGAGGCCGTGCTATTCGCCAGCCGGTTGACGATAGCGAACAGGGTGCCAACCGAGCCGTAGGTTCTTAGGAGGCCCTCAACATTGGGGGCGGTCCCAACCATGCCGCCGAATCCCAGTCCGACATTGCGGACATAGGCGATTGGGGCCTTGTTGAACAGAGCACGTAGGAAAGATGTCACTGGCGGCCCCCTTTGGGTCCGACACGCTTGGCGCCCTTCGTCTCTCTGGGCTGGCGCCGGGCCTTACGTTCGGCCTTTTGCTTCGTCTTGCTCTTTGTCATCGCAGTAAGTGTGGCCCTGGGGTGTAGCTGAGGAAAGGAGGTTGGCGAGGTGTGGAGAAGGCGCCACACCCCAAGGCTTCACTCTAAGCGTAGACGATGGAGGCGGGAATTGTCAATGGGCGCAGCGGTTTATCAGATCTTCAGGAGGCGGCAGGGCTCGGCTTTGTGGAGGGCACCCAGCCGGGGCCTTCAAGCTCTATCTGGTGTCGTGACTTCGCCGGGTCATACTTCGGGCGCCGGATGGCATCGACGAGGCTCGCAGGGATACTCCGGGCAGCATCGGGATGATCCTTGTGCTGCCCCCACCACTTTGCTTGACGGTCGGTGACGTGGGCAACACCATACTTGGAGACCAACTGAACGGCAACGCCGGGGTCAACGCCCCAGCCAATGAGCCGCCCCGTGATTTCGGCCTGGGCTTCGACCGGGACGGGAGTACCTTTCGGGCCGCTGCGCGGCCTTTTGTCCGGCCCGTCACCGTTACCCCCGACAGGCAAAAAGTCAGGGCGGGGCGGCGAAGCCGCGCCAAGATCATCATCAAGTAATGGTTCTACTAATGGTTCGGGCGGCGCTACGGTCACCCTTTCGGTCCCCACGGTCACCCTTTCTACCGCCGTAAAGGGTGAACAACGGTCGCCTTTTAGCATAGGGAAGGTGTACTGGTTTGTATGCCCTCTGCCCCCCTTGTTTTCCTCAGTGGCGATGGCTCCCTTGGCCTCTAGTCGCCGAAGGATTCTCTGTGTACCACGGTCAGTGAGACCCGCTTCTTCGGCCAGCCGGGGTATGGAGGGCCAGGCATAGCCCCGGTCATCGTTATGCCTGTTGGCGAGCAATAAGGCCAGGCACTTTTCGCTTGGCGTTAAGCCCCTCAGCCCGATAACGTGGTTTATGGCTTCGATGCTCATCTCAGTATGGCCCCATGTAGATGTCTGCGCCGTCCTCTGTGGTGACGACGACCCAGTGCCGATCCGTGGCGATCTTCGGGTCATACCCCGCCGGGCGCCTTCTTAGGACTTGCTTCAGGGCACGATACAGAGTAGCTTGCGTCGCAAAACGCGCCTTATCCGCGTTGATGCGCTTCTCCCGTATCTCCGGGTCTGCCCAAGACCGCCTGGCCGCGTCGCCAAGACGGGCAGTGTGTTCCGGTGTAAACGGTTTTCGGGGGTAGATTCCACGTGGCATTGTGTGTCTCCTTCCTCTATCTGATCATAAGATAACACAGTTGCCAGGGAATTGTCAACCTTGCCTATCGTTTCTTGGGGATTATTCGAGGGCGTAGCCCACCATCACGAAGATGGCCCCGGCTGTAAGCATCGCCGGGCCGGGCCCCAGCAGCACGAGGACACCGCCAACAATGAGCCCGAAGCCCAGGAGGTCTAAGAGCCGCGGCGTCCAGTCGGGGCGGAAACGGAGTAGCCTTTTCATTCGATGAAGCGAACTCTCGCTCCTCCTTCTGAATAGTGGGCGTTGGCAAGGGCCAGACTGCAGACACAGTCATCATTTAGGCCCTCTGGGGCGCTGTACCTGACCCCTGTGCGGGTGTAGACGTACTCGAAGTCCAGCAACTCTTGTGTGATCGGCCCCTCTGGGAAGCGAATCTTGCGCTGCTGAATGGTCATGGCGAGCCCCTCCATGATCTGCTGCTTCGATTGCTGGCTGAAACGGAAGCCCGTGTAATTGCCGCCCCCACGCTGTAGCTCCTCAACGATGGGATCTCCAACGCCCGTAGCGTCTACAAGAGCCGGGATGCGGCCGGTGGCCTCCTGAATCCGCGGTATCTGTATGCCCCACGGCGCCTGAAACCGCTCGAAGACGCAGACCGCACGCTCCCTGTTGAGCCCGATGCCCACCGTCCAGTCCACATACTTCGCCAAGTCCCAACCGAAGGAGGTGGCAGGGCCGTCGCCCAGAGGACCGATGCAATCCCTAATAGCCCTAATGTCGAACGGGTTGCTGCCGTCCTCCGTAGCTTCGGCTTCGTACAATTCGCGGAACACATCGGCTGGCAGCGTGGCCTTAGCGTCTTCGACCTCATCCCGGTCAAGAACGCCTGCCTCAACAGCATCCCAGGCCGTCAACTTGGAGTAGTGGTAGCCATCCTTGCCCGATTCAGCCAGCCTAGCCAGCTTGTAGGCCCAATTCTTCTTGCCTCTGACGTTGCCAATGAGCCGGACGGGGCCGCGAGTAGCGGTCAGAGTAGAGCGTACAGCGTGCCATGCTTCCTCTCGTATGCGACAATCCTCATCAAGAACGGCGGCATACACGTCTTCGCCGTACAGTAGATCGGGGTTGTCGCCGGTTTTGAACTCGATTCGGGCGCCATTGTTGAGGGTGATGGCGGGCTCAGGGGCCTCAATCGCTTTGAACATTCCCCTTGGCAGCGTGCGCTTGTAGCGCCGCCATGCGATCTTGCTCTGGTAGTAGCTCGGCGCCACCCACCAGAACGTTTGCCCGTCGCTCCCGGCAAGCGCCCTCTGTACCAGCCAGTCCATGCAGCCGAACGTCTTGCCGCTCTTGGTAGACGCCTCTATGACGGCGTAACGCTCAGGGCAGTAGATGGCCTCGTGCTGTTTGGGGTAAAGGATAGGGGGCAGGTACTCAGGAGCGACCCAGGGCACAGGTTTAGGCTTGGGCTTCGGCCCCGCCGGGTTGCCAGACTGCCCCTTCTTCCAAGGCATTATTGTTGTCCTAGTGCATTTGCATCATCCGTCTGTGCAAAAGCACCATGCTCATTGCTGCTGATTGCCATGCCCATTGCCGGTGTGCGCCTAACTAGCGTCTCTCTGAGGCCGTGTGGGGGCTGTGCCAGATTCACTTTTGGCTCGCCTAGTGCGCCTAACTGAGAGGCAGACATCGTTGCCTGCCGCCTTTTGGCCCTGGCCTGGGGCGCCCACCAACAAGCATCAAGCAAGGCCCCTCTACTTCCTTCGTACAGGCGCAATCATCCCGGACACAGTGACAGAGCAGACAATCCTTTCCCCGGCATGTGTCATCAGGAAGGCACTCATCCCGCCCACAGCCACACGAGCAGGAGCACATCAGGCAGAGGCCCCCTGTTGGCCTTCAGGATGCCACCTACACACCACGAAGTAGCTATGATTCTTACGCGCATGGCGCTGGTAGTTGTGTCTCATGCACGGCGCCCCTAGCTGCACGAGCACAAGGTCAAGGCCATTTCCGTTAACAAGAAGTGCCACTGCCACCAGCCATCGCCCGATGTACTCAGTGTAGGCTGGCGGGATGGCTTGACTGAGTTCCGCCCCATTCATCCACTCGATCCTCATCGCTTCTTGGCGCTCTTCCAACGAGAAGCCTTGGCCCACCATTCGCCGCCGGTCCCGCCCATGCCCGCCGTAGACCCCAATGACCCTTCGTTTCAGGCCGTGCATGCATGGGGGCGCGACGATGCCCGCCGGATAGACCTCGAATCGCCTATGGCGGCGTAGTTCCGCGTCTGCGGTACCCATGCCAAACGCCGTACCGCATAGGACGATGTAATCTTCCATCGGGGCGCCCTCGACGTTTTCAATCACATAAGGTTTCCCGCTCGCCTTGAGGCGCGCCCGGATAGGCGTCAGCAGATCGGGGTGCTCTTTGGCGTTGTACATCCCGTGAAGATCGCAGAATCGTTGGCATGGCGGGCTGGCGTGGATCACATCAAAGCCATCGAGGGGGTAGGTCATGGCATCGGCTCGATGAAACTCGAAGGGGTAATGGGGTTGCGGGAGAATGTCTATACCTACTACCTCGAAGCCCGCACGGTGATAGCCCATCGCCGCCCCGCCCGCGCCGCAGAATAGGTCAAGGAGCCGCCGTCTCCCTGTCATGCCGCTGGCTCTTGGGGTAGGGCGATACCGTGCCATCGCTTGAGGGCCATGCGTAGGCCCCATGCTGAACTACCACCATGACGCTCTGCTGTACGTTGACCGCCTGCTCTACCGGCCCTGACAGCGAGGGCGCTCTTACCGTCTGCACCTCTACATTGACGGTGCTTTTCGAGCATACTGGCACGGCGACGCAAGTTGGCTATGCGCTGTTGTTCGGGATCGAGAGCTGGGGGCATGGTGGTGTGAGGGACCGGGGCCATCCTTGAAGTAGAGTTGGCGTCTTAACCGATCACTGTCCCTATCATTAGTATGCGCAGCTAGTGGGCTCCATTGTCAACTAGGGGGTATGGTGAGGCCCCCGGCGGTCGCCGCTACCGGGGGCCCCAATGACCTGCCTCTCCCTTCGCAGGTCAGGGCGGGTGATGTCTACTCCGGTGGGGTGTACCGGGGCCGGGGCAGGAAGTCTTCGATGTCGTTGAGTGTCCAGCCCTGGCCCGGCTCGCCTGCTATCAGGGTATTGTTGCGGGGATCAATGAGCCCGTAGTCTCCGGTCCCGCGCCATTTTCGGAGCTGCGAGTCATAATACTTGGCAAAGCGCCGAACGCGTGCCTCGTGGTTTTTCTCTTCAGTCACGTTGTCCTTCCCTTCCTCTCCTAGTATCGGCCAACGGGCCGGATCATTGTCAATAAGGCTTAGAATTCCGCCCACGCTTCGATTCTGGGCGATTTCCTAGCGCACCCATGTCTCCGCCCAACTCAAAGCGATAGGTGTGAGCCTGCTAGGGTCAACGTAGTACCAGGCACAGACCCACGCGGCGTCTTCTAGGGCATCCGCGGATGGTGCCTGATTGCGAAGGGCAAGGAAGGCCATGCCCTCTGAAGTCCCGAAGTAGAGCCAGAGGTTGTCACTGGCCGGATTCTTCTCTAGCACCATCTCATGTTGATGGGCGTGGCAAAGCTCATGGGCCACGATGCCCGCAGACTGACCGGGCGCGAGTGCTACCGTGCGGCTTGGGGCGTCATAGTAGTTAGCGCCGCCCCCCACGATGACGTGTAGGCCGGGCGGGAGCAGGCAGCCGGTCAGGAGCAGAGGGAGTAGGGCCAGGAGCCAGAGCAGACGTTTCATGCCCGCCTACCTCCCGCCATCATTGCCGCCACCGGCGAATGTGCCTCATGCGCCCTCAGCGCCCTCTCAGACGCCGTGGCCTTTGTGTATCGATAGAGCATGGCCCAAGAGGACCAGCCCATAAGCTCTTTGAGATCCTCACTGCTACCGCCTGCATCTAGGAACGCGATACCAGCCGACCGGCGAAAGCCATGCGCTCCCCTGAACGCAACACCGACTGCTTTGAACCGGCGCTCTAGGAGCATCCGGAGCCCATTGAAGGTTAGCGGCTTGTTACCGCGGGCTGCGAACAGCGGCGCCCCAGGCTCTAGTGAACCCCGCTTCCGGATGTATTTGAATATTGCACTCGCAACGGCTGCGTCATAGCGGACGCGCCTACCCTTGCCGCCCTTCCCACTCACCACGCTGGCTATTCGCGCCTCCCGGTCTAGGTCTCCGATTCGGAGATCGCAAAGCTCTTGAGCCCGGAGGCCCGTATCATAGAGAACGAGCACGATGGCCCGGTCCCGGAGGGCCAGGATGTCACTGCCCTTGATGGCCTCCAACACGGCCATGATGTCCTGGGGCTCGTAATGAGGCTGTAGTTTGTCCGGGACCGGCTCCCACTTAACGCGAGCCATCGGGGAGGTCTTCCGAAGGTCAAACTCAACCGTCCAGTTGAAAAAGACGCGGAGGCTGGCTTGACGATTGCGGATGGTGGCCGGGGCGTTCCCCCTGGCCTTCAGGCTGTTGAAGAAGGCTTCAAGATGCTCCCGCTCTAGATTCTCTAGCAGAGGCATCCCCTTGCTGGCTGTGTAGAGCGCCAGCCTCTCAACCGCTTCCTTGTAGGTGCTCTTTGTCTTGGGGCTCCGGCGTGCTAGGCTGTCTAGGAAGGCCGTAATATCCTCTTGGTCTTCCCGGCGAATGCCCCCAAGATTAGGCGCATCAATATGCGAGCTAGTCAGGGTCAGTGTTGTCAATGCACTCCCTCCCTCAGATATAGTGTACCTGGGGAGTGTGCCTGATTGTCAAAGCGGCTAGGGTCCGGTGGGGTTGGCTAGATCACCTTATTAGAGGAAAGGTCTGCGACGCCCCGAGCCCCGTAATCCCCTTCGACTATTGGCGGCACCTGGAGCCCCCAGGCCTCGACTAGCGGAGGTATGGCAAGGAGGAAGTCCATGAGCAACGAGTGGCCCCTCTACCTGGCGGGCCGGTGGGAGAAATCATCAGAGCCCCTGCCTGTCACCAGCCCCTACGACGGCAGCCCGGTAGGCACCACCTACCTGGCCAGCGCCGAGCAACTGGAGGAGGCGACGGCAGCCGCCCACAAGGCCTTCAAGACCACCAGCCGCCTCGCTTCCTTCGAGCGCGAGGAGATCCTGGCCTTCATCTCCCGCGGCATCGCTGAGAAACGCGATGAGCTGGCCCGGCTCATGGCGCAGGAGGCGGGGAAACCGGTCCGCGATGCCGCCGTGGAGATAGCGCGGGCCGTCAACACCTTCAAGGTGGCCGCTGAGGAAGCCAAGCGCATCGGCGGCGAGGTCATCCCCATCGACTGGCTGTCTTTCGGCAAGGGGCGCCTGGGTATCACCCGCCGGTTCCCCATCGGGCCCGTGGCGGCCATCTCGCCGTTCAACTTCCCCCTCAACCTGGCCGCCCACAAGATCGCCCCGGCCATCGCCGCCGGAAACCCGGTGGTCGTCAAGCCGCCCTCCGATGCGCCGCTGGTGCTGCTGACCGTGGCCCGCATCGTCCACGAGTCGGGACTGCCGGCGGGCGGCTTCAGCGTCCTGCCTATGACCCGCGCCCTGGGCGACCGCCTGGTAAGCGACGACCGCTTCAAGCTCCTCACCTTCACTGGCTCCTCGCCTGTCGGCTGGGGGATGAAGGAGCGGGCCGGCAAGAAGCGGGTGGTGCTGGAGCTGGGGGGCAACGGCGGCGTCATCGTCGACCGCGACGCCGACCTGCCTTACGCCGTCCAGCGTGTGGTCGCCGGCGCCTTCTCCTTCGCCGGTCAGGTCTGCATCTCCGTGCAGCGGGTCTTCATCCACGAGGAGGTCTACGACGCGTTCTCCAAGTCGCTCGTGGACGCCGTGAAGCGCCTGAAGGTGGGCGACCCCCTGGACCCGGAGACAGACGTGGGCCCCGTCATCGACGACGCCAGCGCCGAGCGCATCCAGTCCTGGATCGAGGAGGCCGTGCAGGCCGGGGGCCGTGTCCTGGTCGGCGGAAAGCGCCAGGGCCGCCTGTTCGAGCCCACCGTGCTGGCCGACGTCGGCACGGCCTGCAAGATATGCAGCCTCGAGGCCTTCGCGCCTATCGTCGACATCTACTCCTTCCACGACTTTGACGAGGCGCTGGCCCGCGTCAACGAGTCGCCCTACGGGCTTCAGGCCGGCGTCTTCACCGGCAGCCTGGACCACGCCCTCCGCGCCTTCGAGGAGTTGGAGGTGGGCGGCGTCATGATCAACGACGTGTCCACCTTCCGCATCGACCACATGCCCTTCGGGGGCACGAAGGACTCGGGCTTCGGCCGCGAGGGGGTCAAGTACGCCATCGAAGACCAGACGGAGATCCGCCTGATGGTCCTGAACCGCCCGTAGCCCCCCGGGAACATCCGGATGAAGGCGCGCCGGCTGCGGCCGGCGCGTCTCTGCCTACCGAGCGCCTCCCCGCCTTCAGGGGGGACTGCTCGTATGCCCTTGACCGCCGGTATATGATAGCGGGGACGAGTCTCGGTGCGACGAG